TCTGGGCATCCAGCGACCAGTGTCTTAAATTCGATGTATAATATGTTTCTATTCCATAGTTTCATATACAGCAAATTTGGCATCAATAGTCTCTTGGATGTTGACAATATCCTTTCTCTGGGTGTTTATGGGGATGATAACATATGGTCTTTTGATACAGGACATCAAGTAGATGTTCAGGAAATTGTTGATCATTTCAGTCTGTATGGCATGACTTACACAAGTGCAACGAAAGATGGTATACCAGAAGGTAAGAGTTTGGTCGAATCCCAGTTCATCAAGCGTGGTTTCAGGTGGGATGGCTCATGGTTATGTGCACCACTTGAAAAGGATAGCATTGGTGATATGCTAAATTGGCGGAAACGTAAGATATCTGATGAGGATCATTTTGATGTTGTACATGATGTTGTCTTGCGGGAATCAAGTCTGCACGGATATGAATATTACACTGAGAATTATAACAAGCTCACTCAGGCAGTCGACAAACTTTGTTTCAGAAGGTGTATGTTATTGTCTATGCCATTGGAGGACTCTTATACAATGGCGAAGCACGCCATTCGCACTCATGTACCTTCTTGGTCGACAAATGTTAGTGAGATAATTTAGGTTATGAGTTTGGCGAACTCATGATGATCAAGCGCCATATATAGTTTTTAAATGTTTTAAATTCGTTCAAACTTAGCAAATATGGAAAATTCAAATAAAATAAACAACAATAACAAAACACAAATAACAGCAGACACTATTGGACATGATGTGGGTGATTCATCTATGGGGAATATGTCTACTTCTGCAGCATACGGTATGATGCAATCGGGTCTTAACACAGACTCACTTGAGTTTACTGGTCATATGAAAACTGGTTTGACAGAGTTTTCATCTGCTGGTCCAACTGCGACATATGTTGGGACCGCTGAGAGGGATTGTGAGACTATTTACCGTCCCCCGCCCGATTTGTTTAATAGATTGTCTCTGATGGAAAAAGGTAGTATCAATCCTGGTAAATATGGTTTTTTGATTTCACAACCATTTAACGAGGGCAATATTCTCGTTCCTGAGGCAGCTCGCAATGCTATTGGATATACTGGTTATAGGGCGG